AGGACGTGATAATGGTAAAGTCATTCTCTTGACTAGATATAATATATATTATTATATGGTTAAGAATTTCTTACGTAGAATTTTTAGATTTTAATTATGCGAAATAATAAATAGGACCTTTTGGTTTTGAATCTGCAACACCAGGAGTAACTTTGAATTTTGAGGCTGCATTTTGTTGCGTCTTAGTTTCACGTTCCTTACGAACTGGTTTTTGGACTGGTTCCTCTTCCTCCTCTGATTCGGTTGCAGATTCATAAATAATGGTTTTTTTTTTCTTTGGTTTCTTCTTTTTTTTGATTACGATAACTTCCTCCTCAGATTCAGTCTCAGATTCTTCAATTACTTTTGGTTTTTTTTTAGGTTTCACAGATTTGACAGGTTCATCTTTGTGAGTGGCAGCAGATACAGCTGGAACTTTTTTAATCTTTTTAGGTGCGACCTGAATAGGTTCTTCCACACTTTCATTATCAGTTTCCTCTTCAACATCAAGTGGCTCTTTAGCGGAATTAAGTTTATTTTTTAATGCTTTTAATATTTCTTTTTTACCCTTTACATCTATTTTTGCAGCGGCAGCATCAAGAGATGGTTTTTGCTTTGCGGCTAATGCAGCTCTCATTCTCTCAGTAGCGGCGATTTGTTTTTCGGATCGTTGCTTTTTAGGTTTGGTTAAAGTTTCGGAGGCATCATTATCAGAGACGGCATTATGGTCTTCGGTATCGGACATTTATATAATATAAGAAAAAAATAAATTACGCTTAATTAAATAAAGAATTTTATTTTCTCTAAACTATTTATATATGACTATTACTGACATTAAGGAGGAAACCAATGATAGTATAAAAAAAATGAAACCAATTAAGGAGCGAATGGATATAAATTTGAAAGATATACCAGCAGGCATCTCACGCCGTAACGGAATGATATATTTGCTAGTAGGTAGCGGTGGTAGTGGTAAGACTTCATTACTTCTAAATCAATTTAAAAAGGGAGGTGCTTATCATAAGAAGTTTCATCACTTACATTATTTTGCACCTGCATCGTCATTTGCTTCCGTTAAAGACCACCCCTTTGCTAAACACGATAAAGTATATAATGAACTAACAATTGATTCGTTGGCGGATTTGCGAAATGAGTTAATGGAGATAAAAGAAAATATGGAAGAAGATGATGAGCCAGAATATTCATTGGTAATAATAGATGACTTTGCTAATGATCTAAAAGATAAAGGGATACAGAAGATGTTAAACTCAATGTTAATAAAAGCTCGTCATTTAAATTGCGGATTTATATTTACGTTGCAATCATATTTATACATGCCAAAAATATTACGTAAGCAAATAACATTTGCCACGATATTTAGACCACGTAATAGTGAGGAATGGGAAACAATTAGAAAAGAAATATTACAAATGAAGGAAGAAGATGGTAAAAAAATATTTGATTATGTTTTCAATCAACCATATCAACATTTAGACATAGATGCATTTGAAAATAAGATTTATAAGAATTTTAACTTATTGAATATTACAGATACAGACAAAATATAAAATCACCATATAATGTAAATGGAACATATAGAATCAATCCAAATATATTTAAACAGTCGTTATGCAACAGAGGTAGTAAATGGAAATATAGCAAATTGTATTTATTATTTACCTGTGATTGAAATACCAGATGGTCATCACATTTATTTATCTCTCCAAAACGCAACAATACCTTATAGTTTTTATAGTATTACTAGTTTTGATAATACCTTCATATTTGGTCTTGTAGGTGATCCTCCAACAACTTATTACGTGCAGCCAGGTAATTATAATGTGACACAATTAATAGATGCTATTCAGCTAGCAATGGGGTCATCATATACAATCACATATAGTAGCATCACAAGTAAGATTTTGATAACACATGCAAGCGCTAACTTTACAATTTATGCATCAACAATAAATCATGTTTTAGGATTTAGCAAAACTACAAATACGACAAGTGTAGGAAATTTATTGTACGGACGAGATTGTGTAAATTTAAATCAAATTCGTGCTTTGAATATTGAAATCAATTTTCCTACATACAATGTAAATATAGCGCAAGCATTCAATCAAAATATTTTAGCAACAATTCCAGTTTATGTGGCACCCTTTTCAATTATTACTTATCAGAATCCAAATAATTTTAGAACAAATTTATATGTGAATAAACTAGAGCAAATACAAATTCGTATTTTAGATAATGAAAGTAGGCTAGTTGACATGAACGGGATACAATACCAAATGACTTTACAATTAGATTGTGTAAAATTTACTGAATAAAATATTTTATTATTGTTATATATTATAAAATGATTGGACACAAAATGCCTTTAGGAAAAGCTATGATGGGACATAAAATGCCCCTTGGCAAGAATAGACTTGGTAGCAAAATACCTTTAATAATGAGACCTACTGCAAGAGCTGTTGAGGAAGCTTTAACAAGAAAAGTAAGTGGTGGTTTAGAAAGAAGAGTTTTAAAAAGATAAAGCCTTTTCATTTAGCCAAAATAAATAATTTAATTGTAATAAATGATTTATTTTTTATCTGATGTAATATTATATAATGATTCCTGCTAATCTTAAATTTCAATCCAAGGTTGAATCAGCCCCTGCGCGAAGATATTTGACTCAAATCCAGCCCCAGTCTGGTACTGGCAACTACGTTCCAAATGACACAATTACCATCAATATTCCCACCCGAGCCAACACTTGCCTTATCCCTTCCGAGTCTTATTTGAGAGGCACACTCACTTTATCCTGTGCTACTGCTGATGCTACCGCTGCAACTTTCGAGTCGTGCGGCATTCACGGTTTCATCCAGAGAATCAGGGTTTTCCACGGGTCTAATTTATTAGAGGATATTGATAATTATTCCCAGCTCGCCAAGATTTTATACGATTACCAAGCACCCGACGACACCGTCAAGGGACGCTTCGCTGTTACAAGTGGAACCAACCCTGAATGGACTGTTACATCAAACACGGCCGCTTCCTACACCCAGAACGCTGTTATTAACCCCCGTGGTGTAAATCGCGGAGCTTCTACTTCTGTTACTACTGCGGGCCACGCTGTCCCATTTGGTATTAACCTTGTTTCTATGGTAGGTTCCCTCGCTGGAGCTTCCTATTTACCATTGTTTGAGCTCACTGCAGCCCCACTCAGAGTAGAAATCGTTTTAAAATCAAATCTTGTGTCTTCCCTTGCGTTAGTTGCTGGCTCTGCTACGGCCCCCACTTTCGTTTTTAGTGGCGTAAATTACTGTGGAGAGTTCTTAGAGCTCCCTGATAGTGCCGTTTCAGCAATCAAGGCTGGTTCTTCCAGTCCAATGCAAATGGTTCTCCCCTCTTATAGATCATACACCAACTCTGCAGCCATCACCACTGCTGGAACACAGGTAAGTTTCCCAATTCCCGCCAAGTTCAGTTCCCTCAAGAACATCTTTGTTGCTAGTCGCACAACCACGGGAACTACTGGCTTATACCCCATGTCTCACTGCAAGTTTGGCTTAGGCAGTTACAATTTCAGAGTTGGTTCTGAAGTTCTTCCTTCCACTGCTCCTACAAATGTCCCAGAATTTTACAATGAGGCAGTAAAATGCTTTGGTTCTCTTGCTGACCTCAGCTTACAGCCTTCTATTGATTTGATTTCTTATGAGCTTAATGTTCCTACCACAATTTCAAGTGCGGACCTCGCAAAAACCGCCGATTCAGGCAGCTTCATTGTAGGCATCGACATGGAGATTTACCAAAATGCTGACAAGGCGTCCATCTTTGCCGGAACCAACACCAACACCAGCGACATCTTCTTTATCGGAAATTACGTGCCCGCAGGCAACGTCACCCTTCTCCAAACTGCCTTTGCAGCTTATGATCAAGTTTTAGTCATGGAAAATGGCGTAATGTATGCAAGATATTAAGCATTTAGGTGTTAAGTAGATAAATCATTATAATAAAATATTAAGTTATTATAATGGACGTAGAAGTAGCAAAATTATGGTTAAATCCATCAGTATTAACAACGACAACAACTAACGTAGGAGTAAGAAACTCAACATTTAGAAACTGCACTTATTTCGTAGATTTGAGAGAAACTTTAGGAGAGACGCTTTATACAAAATATGACACATTTAAAGTATTAATAACATATGCAGGAACAATGTCCGCGACAGAAATGAATACTATTTTTGTTGATGGATTAAATCTAATTAATGCATCGTATCAAGGAAAATCAGCATCAACTAATATAGCAGTAGCAGCGCAAGGTTCTAGCACTGCGGCAACACTTGCTAATATAGGAAAACAAACACAAACACGAGAGTTCATAATGATAAAACCTAATAGTAATAAAATATCACTTACATTTAACGTAGTAGCAGATAGTGGAGTAACTACAACTGTGGCGAACTGTCCGATGTTTTTAACATTTGCACCAATCAAAAAAGATGTAATCTATAAAAATCCGTGGAACTTGCTTTACCAAAACGAACAGGCAAACTTTACATTATCAACCCGTATTTTATCGGCAGGAGCAACAAATGCTTTTGGCACGATGAACTCAACAATGACTACTTTTACATTTACAAATGTGAATATGCGAAGAATTATAGGAACATTATGGGATAAATATGACAAGTTCAATTTAATATGTCCGAGTTATGGGACAGGAAGTGTAGCAACATCACTTTCAGGTAATCAAAGACTACAATGGTTCCAAGTAAGCGGACTACAATTTATAAATACATTATCGGTTCTTAATACTAATATGCTACAGCAAGGATATACTGTAACACCTATTTTTAATCCAGGAAGCGCAAACACAGCAGATGCTGAATCATTTTCAAATCCAATCGGAGCAACTACATTTAGAAAACCCGAATCTGAAACAGTGGATTTAACATTTCAGTTATGGTCTATCAATAGCAATTCAACAGTATTAAATGCTCAAATGAACCATTTTACATTGAGTTTTATTGTTGTTGGAGTTAAAGAATAAAATATAATGATAATATAAATGCTATCTGAAAGTGGGTCATTAATATTATCAACCAATTCAACAGTTAATCCATGCACGATTAACGCACAGAAGACACAATTTACATTTTCAAATATTGACTTGAAAAATGTATTAGGAGAGATGTGGGATAAATATGATATTTTTGCTTTGAAACCAGTAAATCTTGTAACACAAGGAACCATAACACTTGTTAGCGGTTCAACATATGCTATGGTATGCTATAACTTAGCAGGTCTTGATTGGACGAATATAAAATATGATACAGCGCTTAATAGTAAAAAATATGTTCCACTTGTATTTAGTGCTTCATCATCATCAACACCAAATCAAAATGTGTTGGTAACAAACACAGGACAGAGTTTTAACTTTCGTAAAGGACAGCGATTTGTTGATTTAGAATTTGCTATATCTATTCCAGATACGATAGGTATTCAAAACATTGGAGTAATAGTAGCAGGTAATATTTATAATGACGCAGCATTTCATTTTGTAATTGAACCAGTCATAGAGGGAGAGATGAATGAGTGTGCTATATTTGGATTTAATACGCTTCAAACAATAACAAGTCAAGTTGGACGAACAATAACATCATCATTTACAGAATACAATTATGCGTCATTTGATATGAGAGATTTGTGCCGTGATTTTTGGGATAAACACGAAGATTTTGAAATAATGATGTCGTCATACAATACTGTTGGTATCGGAACATTATCGGGTAATGCGCGAACTATGCTTTTTCAAATGAATGGTCTTAATTTTGTAAATAATGGAACACAGCAGGGTTCATCAACTGGACGCTTACAACTCAACGCAGAAAGTCCAATAATTGGCGGTATAGTTCACGCCACCGCAGCATCTGGTCATCAAGTTGCAAATCAGGTTCCATTTGCACCAATTCAATTTAAGAAGGATAAAGATAATGTAAATCTAACAATCACATTTCGTAATTATGATAATAACGGAAACTATAATGGAGTATCACTTAGCAATTATAGAGCAGTAATAACTTTTTACATTAAACCAATTTACAAGGTGGAAAAGGCTACACTATGTATTAATCCCTTTTTTTTAACAACAACACAGACCAATTTAGGTATTCGTAATTCAGCATATACGCAATTTACAATTAATAATATTGATTTGCGTTCAGTATGTCGTTCAATGTGGGACAAATACAAGAAGTTCAATATTTTTCTAACAACTACAGTAAGCACCAACGGATCATCAAATGCGAATAATGGTTGTTTTAATTTACAGTTGGAAGGATTAGATTTTATAAATCAGACGGCATATATTACAACAACGGCACAAACACAAGTGGCAACACTTGGTGCTATACTTGTTGGTAATGGCGCACCTTATGTTGGAGGACATCAATGCTCTTATTTAACTACTTTTTATAAAATGGAAGATTTGGTAAGTCTCACATTTAACGCAGTTGAATTAGCACCAACACCAACATTTACAAATACACCACTTGAGAATATGTATATTTTCACCATAGTCGGAGTTCCAGAAGACGAAGGACAAGCAGAACAATTAAAACAAAATAGAATGCGTTAATTATACAAATATATTTGAGCCTTTAATATTTTCAATTGAATGAGCGTTATATGCATCTATAGCACCAGCAACACCAATAGCTCTTGGATCTTTAGTAACCATAGATACAGTAGGAAGAATTTTAAAAGTATGAGGATTTGCTAATGTTTTTACGGCAGGGTTCCAAGCAGTAGTACCACTGACAACATCTCCAGCAGTACGGTAAATATTTCTATTAGGACCGCCTTTGACTTTTTGACCGATTGTAGAACCTGCATCTAAAGCATATACCTTATCATTTTTTTTAGCAATATCTTGAATAATACGACCACCGAGAGAATGACCTGTAATTGCAGTTTCAGTTTCGTCATATTTTGCTTTTGCTTTTTTAAGAGTTTCATCAGCTTCCTTATATCTGGTAGTATCTTTGAAGCCACCAAATACATTCTCGTAACTGCGATCAAAACCTTTTTTCCATGAATTAGGTAGTAATGCTTCAATACCGCGTTCAATAATAGGCTTGCCTTCATTTTTGCGAATACCAAGAGCTAATTTTAAATCTGAATTAATCCAGTCAGTTACATTATGAGAACCAGTAACGTTATATAATAATTTTTTGGTTTCAGGATTATAATAGACTTGTTGATTTTCATTAGATAAACCCTTATCTATCTGGTAACCATATTTTGCCATTTCTTGAGCTTGTTTATTTTCATTGCCAATATAACCCACACGTAGAGAATCATAAAGGCTAAGAGGCTTGATTGGATTATTCCCAGCATTATTCATAATATATATATTAATATATTATTAATTATTCCTTTTTATTTTCAGCAAGGGATTTACGATATTCTATTTCTTCTAAAGGGGTTTTTTTTGTAGCTTCTCTCCAATAGTCTTCAAGAAGATAAGAAAGGCAAGGGAATTGTTCCATTAAACCAGCAGGAATACGGTTATAATAATAATCCATATCTTGCCAATCCAATCCGAATTTTGCAGGACTATATGTAAATTCAACTTCTTCTAATTTATAAACTAGACTATCAGGTATATTTTCAAGATCAATAAATACTTCACGAACATTTTCTTCTAGCAATGTTACTTCCGGTTCAAAAAATACACTCATTGTTTTTATATATAGAGAGAAAATTATTTTTGAAATCTTTCTCCAACTCGTGTTAATATAAATTTTATTTCTTCAAGTAATTCTTTTTTTGTTAATCCTTGAGATTCAGGTTCACCTGTAGTATCAGTTAATCTTATATAATAATCTCTAATAGTATTTACTTTATCAGCTTGTTTTGGAACAGGTCCAAGATTATATTCATCACTAATATCTTGTAGACTTAATACTAAACCAGTTTTTTTTGTTTTTGGTTTAGCTTCTTCTGCTGTTACTTCTTCAAATATACCACCACCAATTTTCTCTCTTGGTTGTAATTGTGGTCTAGTTGGAATTAATTCTTCCTCTTCACCCTCAGCAAAAAGCTCAGTTTGAACTTGAGGTTCTGCTCTTGGACCACCCTCATTCAATGTCTGAGTAAATGATTCTTCTCCTTCTTGAATATCAGGAAGAAGAATTGTGCTTGATTGCGCAAAAGGGTCAGCTCTTTGTCCTGCACCTGGTTCTTGTGCGCCTCTAAAACGCTCTAATATAGGATTCATTATTCCACCAAGTCTTGTAATATCAGCAAATCGTTGTCCCTGTTGTTCTTCAATATCTGCCAATCTTTGTTGTTGAACTTCAGCACGTAAAGCGGCAACACCAGCAGCATTACGCTCTGTAATATCCCGTATTTGTTGCTGAGACATACCAGGTTCAATTTGCCTTAATGAAAATAAATTAGGATCTCCCCGTCCCGCTTGCCCTGCTAAAGTTTTGACATATCCAACCATATCATTATCTTGTCTTATTTCATCAACTGGCATACCAGTCTTTTTTGCTCTGGATTTTCTTTTTTCCTTAAATACTCCAAGTTTAGATAATTGTTCTATCATTTTAACCATAGAATCTGTCTTAACTGAAATTTTGTTATAGTTGCTATTGTT